AATATAGATCATTTAAAAGAACAAGTAGATAATATAAATAAACAAATAGAAAAATTAAGAAATGGTAATCACTAATGGAAACTATAATAGCTTTATTGATGTTTGTAGGTGTAGATCAAAAACTTGTTGAGATGACTTGGACTCCAAGCATAAGCAAATGTTTGGAAAAGAAAAGAATAGCAACTAGAAACAGCAACGCAGTATATATGTGTTCTAAAGTAAAAGCTGAATTAGATGCAGATAACAAAATATTAAGGATAGAAAAATTAAAGTAATTTATGATTGACGAAGACAGGACATACGAAAACGAAATAAGATTTAACAATGATAGATTGGGTGTTAAAAAGGATAGAAGTAATTACAAGGGCAATATTCCATTGGACTTGGAGAGTTCAAACGCACCGAAGAATAAAAAGGAAAAAGTAAATGGAATTTGTGCTGACAATGATAATATGTGCATTTGTAGAGGGTAAAACTACTTGTATGCCACCACACCTTATTGAAGAAACTTATTCAGATGGTTATAGTTGTATGCTTGATGGTTATAAAAAGTCATACGATAAAATTGTTGAAGTTGGGAGAGATGATGTTAATAAATTTAATATCTATATAAAGTTTGGCTGTAATGAAGATAACTCTAACAAAACCACAACATCGTATATCATCATCCAATAAAAGATTTAGAGTATTAATATCAGGTAGAAGATTTGGTAAGACATATCTTGCTATAACTGAAATGATGAAATACGCATCAAAGCCCAATCAAAGGATATGGTATGTTGCACCAACATTAAAGATGGCTAAAGATATTTGTTGGAGTCAATTAAAAGAAGTTCTTAATCAGTTTAATTGGATAGAAGATGTAAATGAAACAACTCTTACAATAACTATCAGAAAAACAAATAGTACAATATCTTTAAAATCTGCTGATTTACCTGATACTCTTAGAGGTACAGGTTTGAACTTTTTAATATTAGATGAGTTTGCAGACATAGATAAAAGGACTTGGTTTGAGGTACTAAGAGCATCTATATCAGATACACTTGGTAGTGTGCTTATGTGTGGAACACCTAAAGGTTATGGAAATTGGTCATACGAAATGTTTGTAAAAGGTAAGACCGACCCTGAGTGGGATAGTTTTCAATATACTACTTTACAAGGTGGTATGGTATCAGAGAAAGAATTAGATCAGGCTAGATTAGACTTAGATCAAAGAACATTTAGACAAGAGTTTGAGGGTACATTTGAAAATTATGCTGGTGCTATCTATTATAACTTTCATCCAATAGACTCAGTAGTAAATAAACCTATTGATTACAGAAAACCTTTTTTTATTGGGATGGACTTCAATACATCTCCAATGTCAGCTTGTGTTGGTCAGATAGAAAAAGATAAGATTTATATTGTAGATGAAATAGTTATTTATGGCTCTAATACTGATGAAATGTGCGAAGAAATAAGAAATAGATATGGTTATAAGATACCAATAACTATATTTCCTGACCCAGCCTGTAAGCAAAGAAAAACATCTGCTGGTGGAAGAACAGATTTATCTATTCTACAAAATGCTGGTTTTATAATTAAAGTTAAAAGCAGACATCCAGCAGTTAGAGATAGAATCAATGCAGTAAATTCAAAACTTAAAGATAGTAAAGGTAATCGTCACATTTTTGTTTCCAATTCTTGTAAATTTATTATAAAAGGATTACAAAGACAGACTTATCGAGAAGATACTAATATTCCTGATAAGGAGTCAGGATTCGACCATCTAAACGATGCTTTAGGTTATATGATTGATTACTTAAAACCTTTAGTTGTTGAGATGCCTAAGTCGAAACCTACAAGATGGATAATGAAATAGATTATGGCATATACAAGAGACCAAGCATTTGAGACCCACAAAGACTATAAAGAAAATGTAAATCAATGGGAATATTTTATAAGATCATATAATGGTGGTTACGATTACACAATCGGACAATATTTGAACAGATATAATTTAGAATTAGATGTAGAGTACAATCAAAGGCTTGGTAATACACCATGCGATAATCATTGCAAAAACATTATACAAATATACTCATCATTTTTATTTAGAGTAAAAGCATCAAGAGATTTTGGTGCTATGGCAGATGAGCCTAGTTTAGAATCATTCTTAAAAGACGCAGACTTAGATGGAAACCATTTTGACTCTGTTATGAAACAGGCTCAGAATTATGCTTCTATTTATGGTCATTGTTTTTTAGTTTTAGATAAACCAAAGGTAACAACAAACACAAGAGCAGAAGAATTAGAACAAGAGATTAGACCATACATATCAATATTAACACCTGAGAATGTTTTAGATTGGAATTTCAAAAGAGAAATAAATGGTAAATACACACTAGATTATCTTAAAGTAAGAGAAGAAGTAGATAAGGATGGGGGAACTTACTTTAGATTATGGTATCTTGATCGGATTGAAACTGTTTATGCAAAGTCAGACAGAGACGAGCCGACATTAATAGATACTGCCGATAATCTGATTGGCAAGATACCAGCAGTTATCTTATACAATTCCAAATCGCACAAAAAGGGGATTGGTCAATCAGACCTAACTGACATAGCTGATTTGCAAAAAGCTATCTACAATGAGTTATCAGAAGTAGAACAGCTTATCAGATTAACAAATCATCCTAGTTTAGTTAAGACTCCATCGGTAAATGCTAGTGCTGGTGCTGGTGCTGTAATTGAAATGCCTGAAGAATTAGAGCCAAACTTAAAACCATACTTACTTCAACCATCAGGGCAAAACTTACAAGCAATTATGGAGTCTATAAATAACAAAGTAAATGCTATAAACAGAATTGCACACACAGGAGCAGTAAGAACTACAAAACAAGCAGTATCATCAGGAATAGCTTTACAAACAGAATTTGAATTACTTAATGCAAGACTATCAGAAAAAGCAGACAATCTACAAATAGCAGAAGAACAACTATTTAGATTATATGCTATGTTTCAAAATGCTACATTTGATGGCGAAATAAATTATCCTGACTCATTTAACATTAGAGATTATGCTAGTGATTTAATTTACTATCAACAAGCTAAGTCATTAAGTATTGGCTCTCCTACATTTATGAAAGAAGTAGATAAAGAGATTGCAAGAGCAGTAGTAGATGACAACGAAAAACTAAACGAAATTTTTGATGAAATAGACTCAGCTTCAGAGGTTGGTCAATTTACACAAGATGAAGTTCAACAAGAAACAGTAGCCGAAGAAGAAATTTAATGAATGTCAGATATAGTAAAAGAATTAACAGATTACAGAATAAAAGGTATTGAAAAGGCTGAAGTTGAATTTTACGAGTCACTAACAAGAACATTAGATAAAATAGAAGATCAAATTATATCACTTGCAGAAAGAGATTTACCGAGACAGGTTGGAAAGCTTATTGATTTACAAAGTGCAGTAGCCATAAGACCAAAGATTAAAGCAATACTTGATAAAGAATATTTACCATTTGCAGATAGAGTTGTTAGAAAAGGTTTTGGAGAACAAGCTAAGAGAGTTGAAAGACAATTCAAAACAATAGGTATTATACCACCTGAATTTCAAGAACTTACAAAGGGAGATTTAGCTTTAGTAAAAAATTTAAAGCAACAATATTACACACAATTTAAAGATGTATCAAATAATTTTACAAGAATATTATCAGATAAAGTTTATCAAAACACATTAGTTGGAACAGAATTTACAGTATTAGAAAAAGAATTAAGAGAATCTATAAATGGAATTTATGCTACTTCAAGAGACCCAGCAGTAAATAGATTAGTAGATTATGTAAAAAGAAACAGAAATAACCCAGCATTAAAAAGCAGAGTTGATATAGCGATCAAGCAATTACAAAGTAAATATGCAAGAACTAGAACAGGCGAGAACATGAAAAGGTATGCTGGTCAAATACTTAACGATTCATTAAGAGACTTTGATGCTACATTAAACTTCAATAAATCAAAAGATGCTGGACTTACATTTGTTAAATACTATGGAGATGTAATACCTACAACAAGAGATTTATGTAGAAGAATGGTAAGTGGTCAGCTTAATAAAAGAAAGAATGGTTTATTTACAATAGCAGAAATACAAGACATTTGGGCTAGTAGAAGTTGGTCAGGTAAAAAGGGTGGCAACCCAATGATAGTAAGAGGTGGTTATAATTGCAGACATCAGTTTAGTTATGTCAATCCTGATTGGTATAAGGATGATGGAGAAGAATCACAAATACTTAAAACAAGAGAGCCTATTGTTAAAAAAGAAAAGAATGTAAATATATCATCATTAGCAAATCCTATAACACTTACTGCTATTAGACCTGTATCAATAAAAGAATCTAAATTAAGATTACAAAAACAAATAGATCAAAATGCACAAGATAGTAGATACCCAAAAAATACATTTAGATTTAGAAACGCATCAAAAAATGTTGGCAAAGTACAAATTAGAGGATTAAATGAACAACAAGCAACTTTAATATCAGCTATATTTGATGAATTAAATGAATTAGCTGTTAAGTATAATGTACCAAAATTAAGAGGTCTAAAAGTAAGCCCATCAAAAAGATATAATGGTGCTATGGGAGATGGTATCTTATATTTAGGTAGTCAATTTATAAATAACAATACTGCTTTAGGTAAATTAAAAACGACAAAATGGAAGTATGGAGATGATATTACAAAAAGACCATTTAGTGTAAAAGCATATAGAAGCGACCCTGTTGATAGAATAAGATCAACAATGTATCACGAATTTGCACATCATATCCATCAAATGAAGTATGTAAATAATCCATCAGATTATGGATATAGATTTACACCACTTGTTGAAAAAAAAGTTGCAAAATTAATAAGAGATGAAAGAGCCAAAGTTCCATTTACAAAAAGATTTATTGGAAATTCAGAATATGGAGACACAAATCCTCAGGAATGGTTTGCAGAGCAATTTTCAGCTTATACATTTGGAATGACAGATAAAGTGCATCCATCATTTATTAAATTAATAAAGGAGATAGAAGATGAAGTGGTTGATTAGATTAAAAGAACTATTAGCAAAAAAAACAATAAATCAACAAGAATATGATGAATTTGTTGCTATTGGCAACAATTTATCAAAAGAATCAGATTTAGAAAAATACAGAGAATTTGGAGAGGGTATATATCTTTTATTAGAGCCTGATGTAAAAACAGGCGATGACTTTTGACAATTACAAATAATGCTGATAAATCAAGGATATTAACAATAGGAGAAAACAATGTCAGATGACAAACAGGTTAATCAACCGCAAAATGATGTTCAGGAAGCTGAAGTTAAACAAACTCAAACTGACGAGAAACCAACACCAACATTTAATCAAGAAGATGTAGATAGAATTGTCAAGCAAAGATTAGAAGCTGAGAAGTCTAAGCATCAAAGAATGTTAGATGAAGCTAAGAAAAAAGAAGAAGAAGTAGCAAAAGAAAAACAAATACAGGAAGCAAAGACTAAAGCTGATCTTGAAAATCTTATGAAGCAAAGGATAGCCGAGAAAGACAAAGAATTAGCTGATTGGAAGTCTAAAGTTAAAACAATTAATGTTGACAATTCAATACTATCATTTGCATCTAAAAATAGTGCTATTGCACCTGACCAAGTAGTATCTCTGCTTAAATCAGAAGTAAATTATAATGATGATGGAACAGTAGAAATACTTGATAACAATAAAAATATTCGTTATAACAAAAAAGGGGAACGATTAACTATTGAAGATCGAGTTATAGAGTTTTTAGATGCTAACCCACATTTCCGAAAAGGGTCATTGTCAGGTTCAGGTAGCCTGAATAGTGTTGAGGGAAAAGCTGTCAAACCTTTCAATATCAGCGA